GCGCCGTCGAAGCTGCATAAGCGGTTGCCGGAACATTCAGCGTGTAGATTCCCACGCCGCCGATTGCTCCGCTCACCTGGGACGCGATGGTAGCGCCGGCAGGAACGCCAGTCCCGGTGATCGCACCGCCAACAGAGAGCGTTCCGGTAGCAACTGCGGCAACGTCAAGCACGTTGCCGAAGCTGGTAACGGCTGCCGCCGCTGCCGTGGTCGCAACGCTGGTGGTATAAGTTCCCGCGCCGCCGGTTGTGCCGCTCACCTGGGCGAGAATCGCGGTTCCGGCAGGTACGCCAGTTCCGGAGATCACATCCCCGATGGAGATCAGGCCGGTAACTGCAGTGACAGCCAAGCTCGCGCCCGTACCCGTCGCAGTGAAGGTTGCGCCAACGGAGCCGGTCGCAGTCGAGCCTGCGGGAGCCGTAACCGGCCATACGGAGCCATCCGCATAGCTCGCATAAATTGCGGCTCCAACAGTACTCGCCTGGCCATTGACTTTGGCGAAGAAATCGCCAGCATCATGCAGCGTGACCGGAAAGCCTGAGGGTACGAGATTGGAGAATTCTGCAAGGTATGCGGTAATAAGCGCCTGCTGTTCGCGATGAACGAAACCTGAAGGCGCTGCCGCCCCCTCGCCGTAATTCGTGACTGTCTTGTTGTCTGCCGATACCCAGGCAAACCGCCCGGTAGTCACTCCAAGGGGACCGGCCACAAGGGCACCTTCCCCTGCAAGTACAGTCGCACGAGGATTCGCACTGGCGAAGTCTCCCTCGACTGCGAGCGGGTTATTCAGATTGACGGATTTCTGAAACATTCGTGGTCCTCCTGGTTACTTACTTCAAAACGGTTACGGCTTACTGCTGGCGAAAGCGGGCAGCGTTAGGGAACCTGACGGCAGCGCCGGCAGAGTCCTGAGCGATACGGGCGACGGGCGCGGTAGAGCGCGAGTGAGCGAGAGTGAAGAGAGACTTGAGAGCCGGTACGCCGGTAACTCCCTCACGTCCTACCTTCAGGTGATCCAGGGCGAAGCCGTAAATCTCTTCGGCTGAGTCCTGTGCGATCACGTCTCCGACAACCGGGCGAACAGCGCGGCGGGCTTCGTCGGCATCGCGAAGATCCTTTTTGAAGGAGTCCATGGCGTGCTTGATGTTGGAATCATTTTGCACATCCGCCATTCCATCCTTCTTCATTTGAGCCCGCATCGCTTTTTCTTCACCTGTTTGATCTTCGGCGACCTTCTTTTTCTTCTTCTTCTCTTCGTCCTCGTCCTCTTCGTCGTCCTCATCTTCGGCGACTTTCTTTTTCTTCTTTTCCTCTTCCGTCTCTTCGTCCTCTGCGGGCTTGTCCTTCTTCTCTTCCTTCTCTTCGTCAAACGCGAGCAACGAATCGAAGACGGCTGTCACTGCGGCAGGTTTGAGATCGGCGTCCATCGCAATGAGCTTCGCGCTTACGTCGATCTTGTTGAAGGTTTTCTTTTTGGCCTGCCCGACCAAAGCAAGCAACGCAGAATCTTGCGCCAGCTTCGGGGACAAACCTCCGAGAGTCACGATAAGGGCTTTGCCCAATTTGGTCGTTTTCATAGTTTTGATTGCCTCGTCTGCTGCTAAAACATCGCTGCCGGCTCTCCCTGACTCAACCAACGCCAGATGATTGCCGCGAATTTGAGTCATTATTCCGTCGTAATGCTCACCCTGATAATCACCAGGAGTCATTATGGGAACGTAGTGATAAGCACAGGACAACTCGCGCACTGTGTCTGTCTCGATACCGGCGATTGCCGTGGCATCCCAGATGCACAAATCAGCCCACAAATATGGATCGACAAATTCAACATTGGAACCAATCGTGCCCGCAATTACGTCTTTCTGAGGCTCATCGGCGTTGACTGGAATATGTTTTGCCAGGATCTGATTACGGGCAAAACTGGACGCGCCGGCTGCCAATTCGTCAGGCGAACGAAGAAGGTAATAAACCTCTTTCGCGTCAAGTCCCAACTCCTGATACCCAGGGATTTCCATGCCAAAATAGGGATTGACAGTAGCTTTCGAGATACGAGATCGAGCGATATGCAACCGCCCATCAGCATCGTACTCGCGTACCGAACTGTCGAATGCGTAACCCTTTGCCATATTACGGAGAGCTTTGCACCCTTATTGGAATGGTGCAACAATTATTTTTGATGACTATTCGGGAAGCCAAAGTACTCACTAAATCCATGCATGCAAAAGCCTGTCTCCGCAAAGTCTCGCGCTTCAAAAATACCTACGCTATTGAGAGCAAACCGTACGGAATCGACATCGGCCCCGTGGCCATAGGCAAAAATGAGGCATGGCGGCAATGTGGGATTAGATTGGCAAAACCGAGCGCGATGTGCATCGGCAGTTGATTAGCTCGCCCGGTCGGATCATCTTTTGCTCGTCACTATCCCACATACCCTCAGCTACCTTGTAGCGCTTGCCGTTCATGGCGACATGCGTAGGGCGTGGTACCTTCCCTGCGTGGGAGTGCATCCAAATAGCTTCCAGAATCCCAAGCTCTGTCTGCCGCGCCCGGGTGACTACCGCATTCGCTTTGTTGCTCTGATCGCGAGCAATGAGCACGGCGCGGTGAGCGGCTGCGGGATATAGCTGTTTGAGAGCCGCAACCATCTGCTGCAAGTCGCGCCCAGCAGTGTACGAACGCATCGCGATTCCCTCGACTTGCTGCAAATACTGTTGCGGAATCGAACGAATAAGCCCGATATTTTCAGCGAGCGATGCCTCATATGCCTCACGCACGACCGGCGTCATCTCAAATTTGACTGTCCAGCCAGCATCCTTGAGAGCCTGGCGCATCGCGGAATCAGTCGCCTTGAATGAGCCCTTGAGATACGCTGCGGCGATCTTCGGCGCGAAGTCGTCAAAGCGCTTGATCCAACGCGCTGCAAGCTCGCGGAGTTGCTTCCGCATAGTCTTGACGGGGCTTGCGTCCTGGGCGAGCAATGGGGGCGATTGACGATAGGTCGCAGTGATCCAATGCTCAATACTCGCGTCCATCTCAGTGATGAGCGCGAGTATTCGCTTGTGGTAGAGCGCGGCGATGCCACGATTGGCGTGTACCGCCCTGGCAACTTTAGGCTTAGGCATCAGTAAGTTTCGTACCATGAAGCTAACGATCCGACATCCGAACCACTGGCAACTAACTTATAATACGAACCTGGAACGACTGAGAAAAAGAATCCGTTATTCGCGCCCCCCGTAGTCGCACCATATTGAGCACCCCATGAAGCGATTGTTGGCGAACTAGATGTATCTGTAAATGCTGTAAAATTTGCTTCTCCACTCCCCGCCGTAATGAAATATCCATGCACGAGCATCAGATTCACACTAGTGTTTTGATAGACTCCCCCGAGCACTCGCGATGAGGTTACGTTATGATCGCTCACGGTTCCCGCAGACGGCGCGGCCGTGCAATTGGCGTTCCCATTTGCAGCGATCCCGGTAGCCAGGGGAGTCCCGCCGCTGCACTGGGCAGGAGTCGTAGCTAATGCAGTAGCAACGCTAGCGCTGGCTACGGCAATCCCGCAAGACGCCTGATATGTACCCACGGTACCGTTGCCGCAGATTGCGGTATTGTTCGCGGCAGCGCCAGCGACGGTATAACCCGTTATCGCGTCAATGATCAAGCCCTTGACGTTGACCGCCGCAAAAGCAACAGCAACGCAAACCAACAGCATCGCCCCGAGCCACCAGAATTTACGCATCGTCTTCATCGTCGTCATTCCCCTCATTTGGATCTGTAATCTCAATGCTCATATCCAATCCCTGATACCCGCTATCCGGATCTCGCGCCAGGCGTTCGCGCTCTTCCTCCGGGGCGATCACTCCGCGATCAATGTAGTTGCCGGCCGTGGTGCTATCGGCTGTCCGGATAGCGGCAAGTTCCGCTGGTGTCATCTGATAGAGCGAGACGAAGGTGAAAGTAATGTCGGGATCAATCTCGCCGTACATCGACAGTTGCAGCACCTTCAAAACGATATCGATCGGAGAGCGCCAGTAAGCCTCTTGCTGCGCGGCAATCCAGTCGTAGAAAGCGCGGATCTCACCCTCGCTCGAAGCATTGAGGCCAGTCGGGGAGATGCCAGTCAGGATGATCGCCGGCATACGGCTCACGGCGCACATATGCTCTTGCGATTGCGCCTGAAGCTCATGCAGGCCGCCCAGGGGCACGTTGATTTGTACAAGCTCCTCACGGTCCTTATCGAGCAACATGAGCCCTTTGTTGCTCCGCGTAGCCGTGAATAGCTCAGCCCGCTTGAATAGATCGTCCCCATCGTCCTCGCCCGTGAGGACTTGATCCATGCTGGTAGCAAGCACGGTGATAGAAAAGTTATTGATCAGATCGGCCGTGCTCTGCCGCGTGCGAAGCCAGTTGTCGACGTAAGGTTCCGCAAGCTGACTCAAGCTGATCCCGCCAAAATTGAAAGCCGGCTTGAGCATATCCGGTAGCGGGCGAGTTATGACGGTCATGAGCCGGCTTGCATGAACTTGCTTCCCCAGCATGAACCATTTGGCAGGCTTGTAGAAGTCGGGCGCGGTAGGGTCTAAAGCGTTATATGCTGTTGGGGTTGTCCAGATCGCCTCTACCGTTGTTACTTTCTTGAAGCTGTCTTTCTTGATCGTCTTCGGGGAGAGGATGAGCGGGAGTTCAATATCTTGAGTGCCAAGATCAATGAAGATCTGCCCGCGCCCGAAATAAACGTCATGCTCAGCGGCCGTCTGAATGACTTGCCGCAATTTGATGTCAGCTAGTTTCTTCGTAAGCTCGGTTACTTTCTTCTTGGTGGACTCGCCAGCCGTCTCCGAACTGTTGATCGTGATCCATTCGCGTGTAAGTTCGGTCGAAAGCGCGCCAGCCATTGCCCGATATTCGGCGCGGGTTGCCAGCATGGACAGATAGGGATAGCCAGGGAAGCCAGCAAAATTGCCGTAACTGTAGGATGCTGCCGGGAAGTTGGAGAAATTACTATCCATCGCGATTCCGGCTTTTTGACCGGCGGGCACAACACCCGGCATGAGATCGGGGAGCTTGACGGGGTACTGATATTTCTTGCGCGCTGTCTCATTGGCCTTCGCGAGAGCCCGCGCTAAGCCATCCTTCGACTCTGGGGCGGGCACTACGGAGAGCGGCTTACGTTGCCAAGGCCATATCATAATTTGACTCCCATCGCCTTATTTATAACAGCTTGTTTGATACGGAGCCGGCCGAAAAGGGGATAGAGACGTCGTAGAGCTTGCGTCATGCTGTCAACCTGATCGTCATGCGCCGCAGCCGGGAAGGTTGTCACTTCACCAATAAACGTACGCACCCAGGGGAAAAGCTCGGGATTTGGAAGCCATACGTTGAGAGCCTCCCAATATGCAGTCACAGCATGGGCGCGGGCGAGCTTGGAACCGTCAGGCTCAATTGGAATAATGCCGGGGACTTGAGCCTTCAGTACATCGATAACCGCAGGGCCGTTGGCCTTATCTTCAATGAGGATCTCGCGAGTCTGAGGCCACTTTATTTTGAGCGTTACGATTGCTTTCGCTGTGACACTGAAGCTCATGCGAGCACGGATCTGATCGAGCAGGTAGCTGTTAGCGCCGGACTTGCCCCAAACTTGCCCAACTACGAAATCGGTTTCATCGGTGTCTTTGAATGTGCAATCCCACGACGCGATTACCTTGTCAAATTTTTTCGGCAGATCCTTCGGCAAATAATGCTGAATGCAAAAATCCTTGAAGACGTTGCCGCCCAACGCCTTCGGTGTCTGTTGATAAAGAGCGCTCCACCAGTAATCTGAGAAGAGCCCCTTAGTTTCGTAAAGCTTCTCAAGGCTATGCAATGCAGGGCAAAGAGCGCCTTCGGGAAGCCCGGCCGTATAGCCAGGTTCGTCGGACAAATTGATCGCCGGGAAACGCAGATGAATGAGACGCGGATCACCTTGAAAGTGATCGACAATCCGCCCCACCAGATCGTCAGCCGCCCAGGACGTTGCCATAATTACTTGGCCCGAATTCTCAGACATACGAGTCGTAAATGTAGCCTGATACCAGGACCATAAGCCCTCTTTGGTTGTGACGCTGAGAGCCTCTTTCTCATTCTTGATTGGATCGTCAATGATTCCGATGGTTGCGCTCTTACCAGTGAGCCCGCCGCCTACGCCTACGCCTAGATAGCTTCCGATACCGCCAGGGGCGCTAAAGTCTCCCATGCGGTTTACGTCATATTTTTTCTTCTCTTCCGGCGCTGGGAATAGTCGCTTATGCTCTTCCGAAGCGATATTCCGGCGAACGTCCTGAGCCATCGCGCCGGCCAACTCATCACCATAGCTCGCCGCGGCAATGCGCCAATCGGGGAACCTCCCGAGTAAATAGGCCGGCAATTTACGGGAAGCAATCTCCGACTTTCCATGCTGCGGGGGAGCCTGCAGGATCAGAATGGGACGCTTGCCGGCTTGCACATCGTCCACAAACTTATCGAGCGCCATGCAGACTGTATCCGAGAAGGCGGATCGCTTATAGGACTTGGAGGTATATGTGATGTAGTCGAGCAGACGCCGCCGCCCGTTACGGCGTGCAAGCAATTCGGAGGCAGCCTCACTAACGGATATCACGTATAAATAATAGCGGAGGACTCTAAATAATGAGAACAAGGCTATTACTCGCAGCCGCACTATTCCTTGGGGCAGGCACAGCTCACCCCCAATTGGCCAGTCCATACAGCAATTCAGTGTTCCCCGCAAAGATCTTTACTGCTACCGGGCAAACCGGGAGTCCCATTCAACTCAACGGTCTGGTAGTGCCCTCAACTGTCGGAAGCTCTTTCGCGTCGGGGACAATCACCGTTACCGGAAGCTCTCTGACGACGGTCACCTTTGCGGTGATGGGAAGCAGCGACAACGGCGCAACCTACTACGCGTTGCCAATCTATGTGGCAGCGAGTCCGACCACCACGCCGGCCACTACCATAACCGCAACCGCGAACGGGCTCTATCAGATCAATCTTGCCGGTCTGACTCATATCAAATTTGTGACTTCGGGCACGTTTACAGCTACCAACGTCACCCTAACGCTCACTGCCAGCCCTAACGGGCTGGTGGCGCGTAACAACTCTGGTGGAGGCGGCGGTAGCGGCCTGAATCAACTTACCGGGGATGTAACTGCAGGACCAGGCACAGGAAGTCAAGCCGCAACGCTTACTGCCAGTGGCGTTTCTGCCGGCAGCTATACCAACACAAATATCAGCGTAGACGCAAAAGGCCGCATTACCTCAGCTTCAAATGGCGGCGGTGGAATGGTCTATCCCGCAGCCGGGATTGCTGTCTCCACCGGCTCGGCGTGGGGAACGCCACTGACTGTACCTTCTGGAGCGATTGTCGGCACAACTGATACGCAGACGTTGACCAACAAGACGGTGGACGGCGTGACTTCTACAGTGATGAGCTATGTCGATCCCACGAGTTCGATTCAAACGCAGCTAAATGGCAAGCAAGGTTGGTTCACTTATGCCGCTTCCTGCGATGGCGGATCGGCTGTGATGGGCGGACTACAGATTCCCAGCGCGAATGCTCCACCGCGAGGATGCGCGAACGTAGACATAAATTCTTATGGGTACCTCGCATACATCCCAGTTTCGGTAACGCCACAATATGCCTATGGAATGCTGAATGTTCCTCTCGTGTGGGCGACAGTTTCAGCGACCGCAACTTTCTATACAAGCGCGACTACAGGCAATGTGACGTTCAATATGCAGACGGCGTGCTCGAATGCGGGGACGAGCCTTGCCGGATCGCCCGCGTGGGGAACGGCCGTACCAATCACCAGCACAGCCCCCGGAACGGCCAACCAGCTAGTAGTAACCGCATCATTTGCTTCAATAGCAGCCTTCGGAACGAACAGTTGCACAGCCGGATCACTGGTGCAATATCGCATCTATCGCGGAGCCTCCGACACGGACGTAGCCGATGCAAATCTAATTGGCGTACAGATGGGGGTGCAGTAATGAAGCGCTTTCTAGCCATAGTTCTCCTGACCATGCCCGCCTTCGCACAAATAACTACGAGTTACGATCAAGAGATTAGTAATCTCAAGCCGATTGTCCATCTCACGTTCTCAGAGGCAGGTGGGGCGTTTATCGATAATGCATCAGGGATAAAG